AGCACAAAAACGAAACCAAAAAATCCTTGTAAATCCTGTATGGCGCAGGTATAGAACCTGTTTCGTATGGTGTCGTGCTAGCATGTTTTTAAATTCAACATCAAAGACATATCAACTTGCAACAAACGCATAGAAGGGGAAAAGGGCAGAGATCTCTTTACTCGTATCCAGTCTTTGGGAAAGGACAGTTTCAACACAATACATGATATGAGAAATAAACTGCCCCCATGCAACAATCATGGTTGGGCAATATGAGGCGCAGCTGGTGCATCAGCAGGTGGAGCCTGTGGTTGCACGAACGATGCGTCAAGAACTGTCTGATATCCGGTCACGGCTGCGCGATTGATGTGTATGCCGGCTTCGGTAGCGTCATGCATCAGGGTATCATCGATACGAACCATAGACGCGGCGCCAGACATCGTCACCAAGCTGCTGACCACCTCTGGTCGAAAGATGCTCTCGTGAGCACTGGCGCGGTGGAAGTTAGTGCATGCGTTTAGGTAAGTGGATGAGTACCCCGGGATAGCGCTTGGCGGCCCAGAAAATATCTGAGCGCGGCGAAGCGAGCTGGCCTCAGCGTACACGCTCAGCCACGATGCAAGTCCGGCGATCAGGTCTTGGTAGTCCTCTTTGGCAAAACGAGCGCTTATTGTGGTCTTGGACAGATAAGTGCTTGCGATTCCATACTGGAACGGGTTGGTGCGCACTGTTGCATACTCACGGAGTATGCTGGGGATCTTCTCCCAACCTGGCATTACCCACGCCAAAGGATGGTTAATGGCAGCAGCGATGGCTGCACGGATGTCTGCTAAGGCTGCATATCCAGCTCCAAAGGTGGTCGTGCGATCGATGACGTCCTGGGCGATGACTGGCACAGCAAAAGCACCATTGCGGGGCTTCGATCGGGGTTTCGGCATGGGGATCGCGGGCTTGAGATCTCGACGGAATTGTTTTGACTCGAAGATGATAGCCATAACTCTTTTTGATGACCAGAAGTGGGCCATATGATAGATTCGAGTTCGATCTTCCTCACTATCCCAATCAAGTCCCAAGATCTCCAAGCTTCGAACGGCCTTCTCAATGAACCCATGGTGGGTTCGTGATGTTACCCCAGTGCTGGCACGGACACCCAGATGGTGATTGGTTGTCCACCAGGTCATTTTGCACGCCACAACCACAGTTAGAATCGCTTCGCGGACTGGACGCTGACTGATGGGAGCCAACATGGTGGCCAGCTCGTCGTCATTGAGTGGAGTTCCCAAGCCGGTGACCTCCCCATCCACGAAATGGACTTCAGCGTCCCACACAACAGCTTCACGGAAGATTTCGGACTCTTCAATGCCTTCGTTAAGTGCCACACATCCAGTCATCCACGCGAGAATGACCGATTGTGACTCCCACGTGTTAGGGGTGTTGTTTCGGATGTATTGGTTATACGACCACGACGCAACACGAATTATGTCATCTCCCGAGCTCCCGTTCGCTTTTAAGATGTTTCTGGGGACTGGGACGCGAGCGTTTAAAGGGAGGCCAACTTCAGTACCTCCTGCGAGCCCGGCAAATCCAATCCCGTTGGCATTCAATACATGACTGAGAATATCGTTGATACTTCGCGACATGCTTTAACACATTCACGATCACGACTTCCAGTACAAGAACCCTCGGAAATCGCGTGCGGACCTGGATGATCTGTCGGATCATAGAAGGTCCGTTGAGTTCGTGTTTGTGCT